TCTCCATAGAGTTCTCCCACTTACGCAGAAGCTGACAGGCGCCTTGCAGGCGAATCAGGTCGTTGTCGGTGGAAGTTTCCATCTTGCGATGGATCTCCTCCAGGCTTTCCTGGAGGAGGATCTTAAAGGCTCCAGAGGCGACCGACCCTTGGTCGCCCAGGATGACCATCAAGCACTCATAACTGCTCTTCGGATCATTAGGGTTCAAGTGCTACCTCCGGTGATTGTCCCATGGCGAGTTGCTGCTCTGAAGGCATGTTGACCTCCATCTGTTCGCCCTCTGGGGATCCCTGTTCTGGTTCCATGTGACCACCCGATGTGGCCTTTATCATCGCCAAGTTCTGCTCGAACTTCTCGTTCTCCTCCGCGGCCTTGGCCCTCTGCTCATCCTCGATCTGGGTCTGTTGCGGGGTCTTGACGATCCCGAGATTTTCCAGGTCCAGGTTCTTGACAACCGCAGCGAGCAATCGCTCCGGGTTTGTGTAGGGCTCGAACATCGGAGACTGAACCAGCTGCATGACCTTGGCGAGCTGTTCCCCTTGGACCTCTCGGGCCATAAGGGTGGCAGTTCCGCGGGCCACAATCTGGAAGTCGCCCTTGATCTCGTCACGCTCATTGAAGCTCATGTTCCAGTAGTACAGTGCCTTGATGAATGGCGTTGTGATCCCGTCATCAAAGGCCTTGACCTGGTCCTTCAGGCTGATGTGGGCTGCGCCCATAAGCATGGACAGCCCGGTCGCCGTCTGGGCGGCGGTGCCACTTACGGCCCCGGTCTCACCGTAGCTGTAGCGGGGAATCGCGGTGATATTATCCGCGGTGGTCTCCAGAAACTGGATCAGGGCCATGAACTCGGAGGTGTAGGTGGGTAGGGTGGTGACCGTGATGGCCTTGGCCATAGCGTCTGATCCCATCCCAGTGCGCTGAAATACCCGGAACGGGAACAGGTCGGTGGGGTCCTCTTCTGCCGCCAGCAGGTCCATGTTGGCCTCAATGATGGGGCCGGCAGACAGGGCCGCGTTGTCGAGCATGGCCCTCACAGTGGCATTGAAGAGTCCCTGGACATCCCTCATCAGGACGGCGATGCCCTCGCCGAAGATGGACGTCTCATCCTTGGAGAAGTAGTAAAGCTGAAAGGGGATCTCGACCCCGTCCACTGGCGAGATGACGGCCTTGATGACCACATCGTTGAGCATCCAGATGTTGACGGCCAGCTCAGATCCCAGGGTGTCCTCGGGAACCTCAATCTCCAGGTCCTTCAGCTCGTCTACACTCAGGTACCCCCAGAACTCCAGAACCTGGTACATACCGGTTCGGGTCGCCCCACTGGCGCCATCGTCCCCCTTGGACTTGGTGTCGTGGAGGGAGTTCTCAAAGGTCTTCAGATCGGCGTCACCATCAGGATTGGCTTTGATGTAGGCCAGGATAGGCTCGGCCAAGAAATCGTCGCGTCTCGATAGCTTGAAGACGTTGTGGCGCGCCATCACGTGGCGCTGGAAGACGTACCGGCAATCCTCCAGGCGGGTGGCGTTCATATCCGGGTAAAAGGACCAGATGGGGCAAAACTCGGCGTAGGGCCGGTAATTTGTGATCTTGATCTGGCCCCACTCGTTCCCGTCTCGCAGGAAGCGGCGCGAGATGTTCTCGCGCACCAGGGGCCCCTTTAGGATCCCAGTCCCGTAGAGGTTGCCCGAGTGGATGACCTGGCGAATGATGTCCCGGTACTGGATCTCCTCCAGCTGATCGGCCATCTCATGCTCCATGTCCTCGGAGCGGGCCTGGGCCTCCTCGAAGATGACCTTCTCCACCTCTTTGATGGAGGGCTCCTGGCCGGTGATTTCGGCCATCTGCGACTTGATCTGGGTGAGCAGTTGCGGGTGGAGTTCCGGGACCGATGTTGGCTCGATCCCCCAGGGCTTTGCGCTGCCGGCAGGGAAGAAGATCTCCATCATACGCGCGTCTACCGTCTTCACCTTGGTCCTGGTCAGGGAGAGGTTCGCCTGGCTGCGCTTGGGGTGCAACCGCGCCTTAACCTCCGGGTCGTACTCCGCCTTGTACTGGCGCAGGTCCCTCATCCAGCGCTCCTCAATCGAGCGCCGGTCACGCTCCGCCTCTCCGAATAGGCCCAATAGGTGGGTGCCAATCGGCAGTTGGTACGCCGCATAATCACTAACCTGAGGCTTTTCGTCGGTTGCATCCTCAAAGGCCTGATCGTACTCGGGGGAATCCGTAGGGTCCCCCTGAGGAGCCATCTTTTTGGCCTCCTCCTCATCCTGTGGGGTGAACTCGTTCATATCGGTCCTTTAATATCCGGCAGACGTGTCGGCCGGTTGATAGTGTGAGTAGCCGCCGCGCTTGACGCGGCGCCGGGAAACCTTGCCTTCCTGGAGTTCCAGGGCCGCGTACTGAATGGCGTCATGGACGTGACTGAAGATGTTCTTCAGGGGAGTCTCCCGGTACTTGATGCCCATGGAGGAGCGGATCTGCTCGTACTGGTAGTCGGACACAAAACCCTTCCGGAGGGTCTTGCAGTGGGGGGATAAGAGCATCCCTCCTTGGCGCAGGAGGAAGTAGTTGACCGCCTCCCGGCGGGCCAGGGCATTGTTCGTCTTGGCCGTTCTGAATGGTAGACCAGCCTCTCGGATGATCTCAGAGGCGCACCGCGCGTCGTTCTGCGACCGGAAGGTCGCCGCGGGATCCACCACGATCTCATAAGAGAATCCCGGGTACTCATTGATCAGTTTTGGCTTTAGGTAGTCATTCAGGAACTTCTGGACCGAGCAGTCCTCCGTCACCAACTCGTCGCATACCTTCAACTGGCCCATGGGGGTCAGCTGACAGAAGGCCGCGGCTGGGGTAAGCCCGAGGTCCATGCCGATGACCAACGGGATCCCCTGGGTGGCCCCAAAGGGCTGGTTGGCGCAGTGCACGCTGTCCTGGTAATGCGGGTAGACAGGCTTGCCTTGGCGGACCACGCCGTAATTGTTCAGGGCGTAGACGTTCACCCAGTCGGGGTCCGCACCGGTGACCATGTCGAGGTAGTACTCGGCCGGCAGGTGGGGAACCCACCACTGATTGAGCTTGTTCACCCACACGGACTTCTTGGTCGGTGGGTCACGCGGATCTCCTTGCTCATAGTGTCCGAGATTCTCTGCCACCGGGTTGACCTTGTACTGGTGGCCGTCCCAGAGTAGCGCCGGTGGCTGAGTGTAAAAGCTGTGCTTCTGGGGGCGCTCCTCCTCGGCAAGCTGGTAGAGCCAGTGCTCGGTGTCCGGGGAGTTGTAATCGCAGATGATGAAGCTGTGGTTGGGCCCTCCGTCCTTCTCTGACGGGTAGCGGTTGATACGCGACTTGAGCATCTGGTGGACGGCCTTGGGGGTCTCCGTTGCCTCATTGATATGGGCTGCGGTGAGCTCCAGCGATTGGAGCTTGTTGACCATCTCCTCCCTATCCAGCGCGATGAAGTACAGCTGCATCTCCAGCTGAGTCTGGCCATCCGGATGGGGCATAGCGATCAGCCCGCGGATGGGCACGTCGTAGGTGACCCGCAGCATAGGACCAAACCAGGACTCCCAGCTCTTGATCACGGTCGACTTCAGAGCAGGGTACGTGGCGCGGATGACTGAGTAGCGGGTTCGCCGGATGCCGTCCGGGGAAGGATCCTGGGCCATGGCGTTTAAGAACAGATCCATAATGCAGCCGACCGACTTGCCGGAGCCGACTGGTCCGCGGATGAACTTAAATGGGGAGGTGTCCTGATGGACCTTCGTGAAGGTCCTGGACGCGTGATAATTGAAGCTCATATAGCTCTAAACCTATGTCTCAGGGCATACGAGTGAGTAAAGAAAGTCGAAGGCACTCATCAGCGCATAGTAGACATCGATGGTGATGCCCGTGGGCGCGACGCCCACCTTCGCGTGCTTTCTCTGATTCTCGTGGCCTGGTAACACCTGCAGGTTGTCCTCGTGGTGAGGGCCGTCCTTGCTCAGTGGGTGAATGTGATCGACGTGATAAGGTTTCCCAGTGGACTCACGCAAGTTGGCGGAGACCGCGAAGAACCAGTCTATCTTCTCTTTGCACGCGTCTGGGGGCGTTTGCTCCAGCATCCTGGCCCTGCGGGCCGCATGATTAGCATTGGCTTTGTCTCGATTCTCCTTCGACCAATTCGAGAAGTAGTCCGGATTTTTCTCACGCCAGTCTTGCCGGTAAGCGGTGATGTCCTCGGTTATGCCGCCCTTGTAGTTCGGGCTCAACGGGCCAACCTGGCTGGCCCGTCTACACTCCCGGCTGCAATACTTACCAGGGTTTCCAGGGGGTGATAGGAAAGGTTTGCCGCACGTGGCGCATGCGTCCTTCAACACATACGTATATGGACGCCCACGCCACCTTCGAGTGCTGAAGTCATACGTCAAAGCAGAGAGTACTTCCCAAGTGATCGGCATATTACACCCACGCGTCGATAATCACACCTCCGGCGACCTTCTTAACCGGGATGACGCACGAGTCGACCAGGGGGCGCCCTTCCCCGTTGCTGGAAGTGTAGGTGCACTCCAAAATCAGGCAGAGGTTATAGAC